GCGGGTGTCGTCGCTCGTGCTGGCCGAACCCGGCAGTGCCGCGTTCCGGGCTGCGTACGAGGGCGTGGAGACGACGCACGAGGACATCGAGGCGATCGAGGAAGGCAAGGCGCACCTGCTGACCGCTCGTGTCGTGGTGGACCACTGGATCCGCGAGAGGACGTGGTCCCGGCCCACCCAGTGGGCGATCCAGATCCTGTGCGACATCGGGCGTGAGCGCGGCCTGACCAAGAGTGAGGTCAAGGCGATGGTCGAACAGAAGATCGGCCAGGAGGTCAAGCGCACCACCTGGAATGACACCTGGACGCTGATCACCGATTCGAGCCGGGAGTGGGCGGGGGTCGTGGTCCCGGCCAGTGGGGAGCGGTGGACGGTGGATCCGACCGCCGTGGAGGGGTTGCGAAACTAGGACAAAGTGGGTGACGGAACTGTGACGGAAGTCAAGATCAACCGTCACAGTTCCGTCAGCAAATCCGTCACTCCTACCTCGTCACTTCCGTCACAGTTCCGTCAGGCAAAACCGCAGGTCAGACCTAGTTCCGTCACGAATCCGTCAGTTCCGTCACTAGTCACATGACTATCAGGAACCCAAATCCGTCACTCTCCCCCCTCTCTTGGGGGGAGAGGAGTGACGGATCCTCGCCGAAACCGTCAGAGCAAACCTTGCGTCAAAGAATCCGGCAGCGTAGAATCTGGCGTAGAAGAAAGCGGCAGGGCGAGAGGGGCGAACGGGATGAGCAAGATCGAGGCGATGCGGGCGGCGCTCAGCGCGACGGCGATCGAGGCGCTGACCCTGGCCGGTAGCGAGAACCAGGGCTATGTCCCGACGGGCAAGTGGGTGACCCCGGCCGTGATGGTCGAGTTCCGCAAGGCCGGCGTCGTGGGGCGGCGGGACGGACTGTCGATGATCGGTGCCCTGCTGGCCGGGAAGCTGATCGGCGAGCGCTACGCCGACGCGTTCTAGGTCCGCGGCCGGCTGGCCGGGCGAGAGGCGCATCCTTCGGGGTGCGCCTCTTTCGTGCTAGAATCTGGCGTACACAAATTGCACGACGCGAGGGGCGAACATGCTGGATCAGGTACGGATCGACATCCACGGCAGGCCACGAACCAAGGGATCGCTGCGGCCGGTGCACGTCAAGGCGGGACCGGGGAGGTGCCGGGTGTCGCTCACCGAGGACGGCCAGCACTCCAAGCCCTGGAAAGAGCACATGATCCGGGCGTTGCAGGGTGCGTACCCGATGACCCGGTGGGGCGGGGCGGTGATCGTCGAGACGTTCTTCCGTTTCGAACGCCTGGCGTCCGAGGAGAGGCGCGGGGATCCCTGGCCGGTCCAGCCGCCCGGGCCGACCGCCCAGGGGGACTGGGACAAGCTCACGCGCAACGTCGGGGACGCGCTCACCCAGTCCGGGCTGATCCGCGATGACTGCCTGGTGATCGGCGGCCCGTCGTACAAGCGGTTCACGCTGCCGGGCGAGGTGGCCGGGGTGCTGATCAAGGTTCGGCCCGCCGTCGCCGCCGATCTCGATGCGATCCTCGCAATGGAGCGGGCGTGACGGAGTTCGGGCTCGCCGAGATCGAGGATGGTGACGGTGCTCCGGTCCTGGCCGTCGTCGCCGATGGCCCGCGAAGGTGCCTGTGTGGCCGCGTGAGGCTGGGGGACGCGATCGTGCACCGGGAGGACGGGTGCACGCCGATCGTCACGCAGCGAGCCGTTGAGGCCGGTTACCCGGCGCCGCTGGTGACGTCGCGGGACCCGTGGGACGGGACGGGCGCGCCGTCGGCGGTCACGAAACAGGCTGAGGGGGCGCGTGCGGCGTCGTGGGACGTGAGGGTGCAGCGGAGTAGGGGTAACGCGCCCCATGCCACCCACGGCGCCCCTGGGGCCCTCAAATGGCGCTATGCGATCGTGCTTCGCCGGGGGGATGCTTCGGCGTACGCGGTACACGACGGGACGGGATGGGTGTCGGTGATGCTGTGGAGCGCGAACCGCCCATGGTTCCCGCACGCCTCGATCACCGACCTGGGTGAGTACGTGGACGCCGGCGGGAAGATGGATGACCGCTGGTTCGCCTCGATTCGGGAGCGGGTGTCGGACAGTGCTGGCCGGGCGAAGGCGCGCGCCGGGTGCAACGTCGGGCGTCATGGCATGGTGTCGATCGACGGCGATGTGGCGCACTGTTCGGTGTGTGGCAACGAATGGCGCACCGACGGTGAACCATGGCGCAGAGTGGCGACGGGGAAGAGAGAGGGGGCACGATGAAAATCGAATTGGTGGGCGGGCCGGAATGCGGGACGGTGCGCGACGTGAAATATCTGAACCCACTGTTCCAGGCGGGGGCGGCGACGTACGCACGCCGGGATGCCGCGTGGCTGCTGAGCGGACCGCACGGCGGGATGTACGGGGAGCGTGGATATCGCTTCTACGATGCGGTGAAAGTGAGCGCGAATGGCTAGCGAGAATCGGGTGTCGCGCAATTCCTGGCGCGATGTGGAGATCTACGAGAAGCGCACGCGAGGGGCGACTCTCGCCCTGCTGGCCGAGGAATACGGGCTGGACGCTTCGTCCATCTCGCGTATCTGCACCGAGACGCGCCGGAGTCTGCCGGACCGGTCGCGCGATGAGCTCGTGAAGATCAGTTTCGATCAGCTCGAATTTCTGCGTGATGAGGTTTTCAAGCTCGCGAGTAAAGAGGGGGCGCCGGTAACCGCCGGCCAGCGCGGGGATGTCCTGATCGATCCGGACACCGGGGAGACGGTGCGCGACTACTCGTTGCGCGTCAAGGCGTTGCATGAGGCGCACCTGCTGATCCTGAGCAAGAACAAGATGCTCGGGCTCGACGCGCCCGCCGAGGTCAAGACGTCGGGCAGCGTGCGGTACGAGATCGTCGGCGTGGATCCGGAGGCGCTCACGTGAGTGCATTCGGGAGAGCGCCCCGAAAGGGGCGGCCGTTCGTTGCCAGTGACCACGCGCAGGCCGTGCGCCTCGCATGGTGGTGGGCGCTTCGACTGGAGTGCCGCCACCGAGTGCGCGGAGTGCGCACTGCTGCCGGATGGGTGTGGATGGTGGAGGCGCTGACGTGACGCTCGCGTTCCGGCCGTGCGGGGCGTGCCGCGCGCTCGTCCCGTCCGATGCCGGGTGCGAGCACTGGCGGATCAGGCGGCGCAGCGTCTCGCCGTCCGATCGGCGCGCGCGCCGGGAGGCGAGTCAAGCGCGATGGCGCGAGGAGAAGCGAGCGAGTCGGGGTGGTGCGCGGTGAAGCTGATCGGTCGGGTGCTGTGTCTGGCCGCGATGCATTCTCTGCGCTGGGAATTCGCTCGGGCCATGGTGGTGCGGATGGATGCGGCGCCCACCGACTTCTACGCGTTGCGCTGCCGCCGGGCGGAGTGCCGCAAGATGCTGCCGTTCACCAGTGAGCCGAGTGGGTTCGGGTGGCGTCAGTGACGGACGTCGTCACGAAGCGGCTGGTGCTGCGGGGGGCGGCGCGCGAGGTGATGCACTCTCGCGCGCCGGAGGTGTTGACGGTGGGCGCGGCCGGGACGGGGAAGAGCTTCGGCGCGCTGTACAAGATCCACCTGATGTGCCTGGCGAACGGTGCGTGCCCGGAGGGCTGCGAGCGCGAGCACGAGCACTGGGATCGCGGGATGCGCGCGCTCGTGGTGCGCAAGACTGCGCGCTCACTGGCCTCGACGGGGCTGGTGACGTTCCGGGAGCAGGTCGCGGCCGACGCGATCGCGCAAGGGCTGCTGCGCTGGCACGGCGGATCAGGGGAGAAGCCGGCGCAGTACATCTACGCGAACGGCAGTGTCGTTGTTGTCGGCGGACTTGACAATCCCGACAAGATCATGTCAAGCGAGTATGACGTGATCCTGGTAATGGAAGCCACGGATTGCACCATCGAGGATCTGGAGAAGTGCAGCTCTCGGCTGCGTAACGGGCGCGTGTCGTTTCAGCAGTTGCTCATGGACTGCAACCCGCAGCAGCCATCGCACCCGCTGAAGAAGCGCTGCGACGACGGGCGCACGGTGATGTTCCTGTCGCGACACGAGGACAACCCTCGACTGTTCGGCGACGACGGGCAGGTCACGCCGTACGGGGCGAGCTACATCGCGCGCCTGGACAACCTCACCGGGGTGCGCAAAGAGCGGTTGCGGTGGGGGCGGTGGGCGGCGGCCGAGGGGATGATCTACGAGGACTGGCGCCCGGACATCCACCTGATCGACCGGAAGCAGCTGCCGCTTGACTGGCCGAGGATGTGGGGCATCGACTTCGGGTACACGAACCCGTTCGTGTGGCAGCAATGGGCGATCGACCCGGACGGCCGGCTGTATCTGGAGAAGGAGATCTACCGGACGCAGACGCTGGTGGAGGATCACGTCAAGGCGATCAAGGCCGTGGTGTGCACGCCTGACGGGCGATGGAAATACCCGCGGCCCCAGCAGGTGGTGGTGGACCATGACGCCGAGGACCGGGCGACGTTCGAGCGGCACATGGGTATCGGTACGCGCGCGGCCAACAAGAACGTGTCCGAGGGGATCCAAGCGGTGCAGGCGCGCCTACGGGTGCAGCCTGACGGCCTGCCGCGCCTGTTCATCTGCCGCGACGCACTGGTGTCGGTGGACGAGTCGCTGCGTGAACGTGGCAAGCCGGTGCGCACGGCGGACGAGATCGAGGGCTACGTGTGGGAGCCGGCCGCCGACGGGAAGATCGACAAGGATCGCCCGCTGAAGCTAGATGATCATGGATGTGACATCACTCGCTACGTGTGCGCCGATCAGGATCTCGCCCCGCGTATGCGCGTGAGATTCTTCAACCCCTGATTGTTGCGATCATGAATCGTGCGCGCTAGATTAGGTGCATGGGAGACAAGAGGGACGACCCCGGCAAGGGCGGGCGGAACCGCGACAGCGGCCACCACGTCAAGAGCCAGGCCAGGCGCGACCAGAACGACAGGGACGAGGCGGTCTCGCGTGACCCCGACATCCGGGGCACCAACCGCAAGGAATCGAGGGGCTGATGAGTCGGGCTAGCGAGCGCGAGGCGGCTGAAAAGGCGGCCGCGATCCTGAGGCGCGCCTCCGGGCGCGGCGAGGTGGCCGACGACTACGGCGCGGGGAAGCTGACCAAGCACCAGAAGAAGAGCCAGGAGAAGCACATCCCGATGACCGAGCGGGACAACTCGCGCGGGGCGAAGGTGCGGCGCGCACTCTGGGGCTGAGCAGGGATCGGTGAGGCGGGGCGCATCCTCCGGGGTGCGCCCCGTTTCCGTGCTAGAATCTGGCGACAATCAATCAGCGAGGGGCGAATCATGGCGCTGGCGCAGTACCGGCTCAGGTTCTACGAGGACGACAACTACGAGGTGGAGGACGACCGCGTGCACCTGATCGCGCTCGATCTCGGCACCCCGATCGGGCTCGCGTACGCGCGCACCGACCTGACCGCGGTGCGCGCGAGCGTCGCGCGCCGGCGCGGACTGGACGAGCGCGCGACGGAGCGCGTGCGCGTGAGCGTCTACACCCACCCCGAAGGCGCGTACGTGATGGACGCGCTCGCATGAGCGTGTGGGGTGCGCTCATTCTCGCGCTCGCCGGGGGCGCGCTCATCGGCGCGTGCGCGCGCACGCTCGACGCTCGGCGCTCGAAGGTGGCGCGCGCGCGCTTGACGCTCACGTGCGCGCTCGTCGGTGTGGTGGCGCTCGCGAGCGCGCTCGCGCTCGGATGGGGAGGCGCGTGATGGAACGCGCGATGACGCCTACGAGCGTGTTCATCGTCCTGGCGCTCGCGTTCGTGATCGACTACATGTCGATCGGGAAGGACTCGCT